CGTTAAAACTGCGTGCCTCACGCGGTGCACTTCCTGCCAAACAGGGAAACTCTGACATTCTTAAAAAACGTCAGCAATCAGGTAGGCGGCTGAAGAATCCGCACTAAGATCGCAATCACCAAAGAGTAGGTGTCGGAAGTCCGCCACTACTTCAGTTCTAAACTTGCCATAGATGTAATGTACATATTGACAGAACTCGTCGTCTGAAGCTTTGTAACACGTTTGCAAAATTGTAAGCAATGAAGACCTGGATCCGGCCTCCACCGCAGCTGCCCTAAATGAATAAGATAGCAAACGTTCGTCCAAACGATGGAAAGATTCCCCGGTAGCGAGAAACCTCTCCAAAAAGCCCTGCATAATGGGTTGATAATGTCTAAACTCGTAAGCATACGACAAACTTTTACCAGCAACATATTTAGAATGCGTTATGTCGCCAGCATTGCCGCGTGCATTAAACCGTCCAAAAGACTTGCCGAGTTTAGGCAAAACCAAGTGTCCATGGCAAGTTGGCATGAACCTACGAGACAAAAACTCGCAATCAACCAAAGCCGATCGTACCTTGACTTTGGCTTTCATGCAAGCTAACTTAGCAAAATGCTCGTAATCACGCCGAGCGCGTCGTGGCATGGTACCATTCAACACCCTGGCGATCATATCGTCACCCAGAATGTTGGCTGTAATTTGCATACCATACCTACGTGCCCAAGAATAAAAGATAGTGGCGTTCCAGATGGTATTACGAAACGTGGTTGAAGTAGAGCCAGAAGGCAATTGATAAGCGAGCTGAGCTCGCAAACCAAACTTCCGACTCTGTACTACGTAATGGTTAGATGTATGGATGACTCTTGCGAGCCATTCAGGCATCCCCAAACGTAGTAACCACATAAATTCCACCTGTCCAACGTCCTGCACTTGCATCTTGTCGTTCGAAGCAAAATCGCACTCAATGAAAGGCCCGGGGCCTTCCATCGAGTCTACGAACTTTTGTGGTGTTGCACCGTACGCGACACGAAAGGATATTTTTGGCCCGGTCAAGTAATCAGCCTCGGCGGCCATGACTAGCCTCTTTAAGCAAGCAGACAAAATAGGACCAGACAATGCATTATGCAAATCTGATGAGGAATTGACTATCCTGCCTGCCCACAGAGGATCATGTCGCTTCATTAGCAACTCGACCTTCTCGAAAATATCCTTAGTGGAGAATTCGGCTTGTGAGAAGCATGCTATTCTCTCCAGAGCTCTAATGAGTCGCTTTCGCTTTGGGGCAGCGAACTGAACGACCCATTCGTCAAACAAATCCTTTGACCATTCTATGTCGGGTAGTTGTTCGGGAAGTATTTGATGCATCAACTTCCGACTACTCTTAAGTATATACTTGTCAACCCTTGCGTTAGAATGGTAGTTGCACCTCTTGTTAAATGCCGCAAGAAAAGATGAAAACGATCCGTCCGTGAGGACGGGGTGATTGCCCTCGAAGAGAGGTCCTAAGACCGTCTCTCTTTGGTGTCGGGGCAAGGCCCGTTGTTCATCTTTCAGGTAGCGGTATTCGCCGTTAATAACAAGAGGAACTTGAGGTGTAAGTTCGAACCTTTGCGGCATCTGGACACGTTGCGGACCCAGCCGCCATGGCCGATGCCTGCCGCGGTTCAAGAACCCGCCAGGTGAGCGAACCATGGCGGTGGGGGTGGTATGTGTTTTAGGAGGGGTTTGGGTTTGCGTTTGATGAGTG